ACATATCGCGCAGGGGCCAGGAGTCACCCCGTCCAGCATACGATTTCATCCCGGTCAACGGTTTGCCTTGGACGGAGATGAGCCTGTGGATGTTGACGCTTTGCTTCGAATCGGAGCAATCAAATTCTATGAAGACTCAGACGCAGAGTGGGCGCAAGCGCGGTTAGCAGAAGCACCGCAACAGCCCAGAAGGAGAAGGAACCGTGGCTAGAATCTCAGCAAAAGGCGCGGCATTGCTTGTCGACGAGTTCGACTTCAGCGGTGTCAGTAATTCCATGACGCTGAACTTCACCGAAGCTCCCGCTGACGTGACAGCGTTTGCTGATACTGACATGACTTATATCCAGGGCAAGCCGACATTCACTTTTGATGTCAGCGGTCTTTGGTCGACAGCTTCCCCGAACTACGACGGGGAGATGTTCACCGACTTAACCGCTACGAATCGACGTGTAGGGATTTACCCTGGTGGATTATCTGATGGCAACGTGGGTTATGAGGGCGCAACAAATATCAGCGCGTCACCGCGAATCAGCACTATCGGCGATGCGATTGCTTGCAACGTCACATGGCAGGGCGCAAGTGCGCCTTTCCGTTCTACGATTCTTCGCTATGCTACCGATAGTTCTTCTGCCAACGGAACTCAATACACACTTGGCGCAATCGCCAACACGAACACCATCATCGGAGTTCTAAGGTTGATTGAGATTGGCGGATCAGGCAACAACACGCTGGACGTGAAGATTCAGTCTGACACTTCGGGCTATAGTAGCCCGTCAGACCGACTGACGTTTACGCAGTTGAATCAGGGTAGTGGAGCAACATCAGAAGTGCAGACCGCCACAGGGCCAGCAGGGTCGGATAACATCTGGCGCGTCGTTGTAACTATCGGCGGTGCTGGCAGTCGTTCATTCAAATTTGTGGTTGGCTTCGGCTACTACGTCACATAGGAGAAGACTATGGCACGAACTCACGGAAAGGATACAAACTTCTCGTTCAATGGGGTGGCTATCGAGGACGAGCTTAGTTCGGTCACGATGGATATCGCTGTCGGCGAAAGCGACATCACCGCTTTCAATGACACATACCAGAACTTCCTTGCTGGTAAGAAAGATGTCTCGTTCGATGTAAGCGGCGCGCTTGACGCTGACTTCTCTGGTGACGGTGACGCGACAATCTTCGACCATATCACTTTGACATCGGGGCCAAAGACTTTGATTTTTGATCCTGACGGCGCAGGGCCAGACACTAACAGCCCTGAATACACTTGCACCTCAAGCGGACTGACGGGAGCGTTGTGTAGCAGTTACACCATCAATCTGCCAGTTGGTGATGCGGCAACATACAGCGCGACATTCCAATGTTCAGGCTCTACAACTAGAGCAGTTTCATAAGGAGGAACCACTATGGCTCGCACACATGGAAAGGACGCCGACTTCTCATTCGACTCCGTGGCCCTGGAGGATGAGCTTAATAGCGCGACCCTAAACTTCACTGTCCCAGAGGCAGACATCACCGCCTTTAGCGACACCTACCAGAACTTCCTGGCAGGCAAGCCGACGGCGACTTATGACATCGCAGGCTTCGCGGATCTCGCATCCTCGCAGGGCGACGCGACCATCTTCGGAGAGCTTGGCTTAGAGGGTGAAGAAATCGATTTTGAACCTGATGGATCGACGGGCTACAACGGGTTCGCCATCGTCACTTCTTACTCGATTACCAGCACTGTCGGCGGGCCGATTACCTACTCAGCATCCTTCCGTCACAACGGTGGATCAGCCGCCGCTGACGCCGCCGCACCGACCCGCGGATAAGGGTCTGAATCGGGCTAAAATCTTGGTGGTGGTTCCTTGATGGTTAGTATCAAACTATGACCCTACGGTTCCTGACAGGGTGTCATACAATGAGTTGCCTACGGCAGGCCACCACCAAGAAAACGGCTCTCAGAGCCGGGAATCGGGTGGTCGAAAAACCCGATTTACTGTCATATTGATAATGGACAACATCTATTATCCGAAACAATAATACGCGTCCAATCAAAACATAGAAAAAATGTTCTAGTAGGAGAGGCTCAATGAAGCCCAAAATACCGGCAACAAAGGTCAATTCTGACGAGTGCTTTATCAGCGTTGGACAGGTGATTGAGGACGGCGAAATCAAGGACGCAGGGACTCCTCATTACGTCCATAAAGGGGAGTGGGTTGAGGTGCTTCCTGTCATGACAGTGAAGGAGGTAATGCAACTCAGTCGGCTCCAAGCGGGGGCTGACGACCCTGGTTCGTTGGGGGAGAATCTGACGCAACTTTGTCAGGAATTATCGCGACGCATAATCTCTTGGAACTGGACGGATCTGATGGGGGAGTCGATGGAGCAACCCTACAAACGGCCCGACATCTTGGAGGGGCTGTCGTCAGAAGAATTGATGTGGCTGGTCAGTGCTACTGGCGGGAGTGAGACAACTGATGAAAGAAAAAAAGACTCCGTGAAGTTGGAGAACATATCCTCGGAGATGGAACCCAACCAGGCTACGCTACCATCGGCATAATCTGTGAAGCGTTCGGATGTCTGCCTAGTCAGGTAATGCAAGAAGATTGGGCGACGATCCGCAACATCATGGAGTTCCGATTACTGACAGGTGCAAAGGATCAGCACAATCAGGACGCGAGTCAGATGCAACCAGCACAAGTGAAAATCTGGACAGAGATGGCAGAGGCAGTAGAGGACGATGGCTGACGCGACAACAATCTCGGTACTGATAAAAGCGCGAGACGAAGCCTCGGCGCAACTGAAGAAAGTCGAAGGCAACATGGGTCGACTTTCTGAGAGTTTCAGCAAGCATCGTCGAGGCATAGGAATGGCCGCGACTGGTATCGGTGCGGCCATCACGGGTATCGCGACCATCTCGCTGAAGTCTTCACTGGATCAGCAAATTGGCATCGACCAGTTAGACGTAGCGTTGAAGAATGTCGGGACAAGCTATGAAGCGAACAAGAAACAGATTGAAGACTTAGCCTCAGCGCAACAAGCCAAGACGAATTTTGGGGACGAAGAACAAAGAAAGGCATTACAGAAGCTGGTGCAAGTGACAGGCGACTACGACTTGTCCATGCAAGCGATGATCCCGTTGATGGACATGTCAGCCGCAACAGGGATGAAGTTAGAAGGTGCGTCAGTGCTTGTCGCTCGTGCGATAAGTGGTGAAGAATCAGCGTTGAAGCGATACGGCATCGCACTAGAAACGGGCGCAGGCCCACAAGCTGTCATGACTGCATTGATGGAGAAGTTCGCAGGCCAAGCAGAAGCCGCCGCTGATCCTACGACGCAGTTGAAGAATCGGGTGGGAGACTTGATGCAAGTCTTTGGTGATATGTTGCTCCCGATAATGACAGAGATGCTTCCGAAGATTGAATTGTTCATCCGTAAAGTTATTGAATGGGCAGAGGAGCATCCCACTCTAACAAAAGTCATTGGATTGAGCGCGGCGGCTCTGGGGGGTGTACTGCTTATTGTCGGCCCGTTGTTGCTGATACTGCCAACACTAGCGACGGCTTTTGGATTGCTCAGTGTGGCGATGGGGCCAATCACTCTTATCACTGTGGGCATCGCGGCGGCTATAGCGGCGGCGATTATCATCTACAAGAAATGGGACGATTGGAACAGAGAGGTGAAAGTGGGTGTCGTGCTTCTTAGTGTTGCAATCGCGGCAATATTCGGCCCCATTGGTTTGCTGACGGCGGCAGTCGCCGCCGCGATTCTTGTTTGGAAGAACTGGGATAAAGTGGTCGGCTTCATGCGCAAGGCTGTGGCTGATTTTGCTGTCCAAACCATTAGCTGGATACGCAAGCTCACAGAGGGCGTGAAGACTCTGGCGGGTTGGGTTCCCGGTCTGGGCAGAGTCGAAGACGCTCTGCAAGATGGGATCAACAAGTTAGAGGATATGGAGAGTTCTATCGACCAATGGTCTGTCAGTTCCGAAGATAGGTTGCGCGACCAGGCTCAAGCCTGGGGTGCGATGGAAGATAGCCATCACTCTACCGCTGGTGCTGTGGCGGACAACGTTCAACTAATGGCGAGAGAGCATGAAAAGATGGCTGACAAGGTAGCCGATTCCGTGAAAGATATTGACATGTCTTACGGCTCATTTGAAGATTCTGTGGCGAGGGCGCAAGGGATCGTCATAGAGTCACTTGATTCGATTATCGCGAAGCAAGAAGCATTGGAGATGTCCCAGGATGATTCGTATGCGCGGATCAGGAGCAATCTTGATGAGACAAACATCAAGTGGAAAGAGTCGCATCTGGGGATGGAGGATGTTGTCAGTCGATGGGCTGAAAGCACAAACCAAAGCACGGATGATGTTCTTGACCATTGGGACGACATCGACCTCGACCTCAAGGATTTGAAAAAAGTGTTCGCCCTATTCACTGAAGCGACGGGTCAAGACATATTCACTTGGGAAGGCAAAGTAAAAAGTGCCACAGATACCGTCTCAAGTAATTTCCGAAGCGTCGAAAGCAACATGACATTGATTGCTTCTGGCATCCATCAGACACTGATTGGGACTGCATCTGAAACGCTTCGCATCGCTAAAGGCATCCATGACACAATCGCAGGGATACATCGAGACGCATCAAGGTCAGTGCCTGCCCCTAGGGTTGGGGGATATACCGCGCCACCAAGATTTGCACCCGCGGCAACGGCTGGCCCGGCTGGAGCGATAACAACTGCGCCTCGGACAACGTCTGCCGCATTCGCGGCGGCAAGTCCAACAATCCAGGCGGCGGTTGCCGCTGGCTTCGGCAACCTCGCCGCCTATCAAGCGTCTTTGAAAATGGCTAATGGTGGGATCGTGCGACAGCCTACATTGGCGATGATTGGAGAAAGTGGCCCAGAAGCAGTCGTCCCATTAGGCAAGGGTGGGGGAATGGGAACCGTCAACAACTTCAACTTCCACGGTGCAGTCTACGGAGTAGAACAACTGAAAGAGGTCGTCGTCGAAGCAGTTCGCGACCATGCAATCTCAGGTGGATTCAGCGGCGTCTTTGCGGAGGCATAATGTTTGATTATCAGTGCAAACTACTTAGGGTCGTGGACGGCGACACCATCGATGTCAATCTGGATCTCGGCTTCAACGTCTGGCATCGGGCACGAGTTCGGATGCTGGGGATCGACACACCAGAATCACGCACACGAAATTTAGAGGAGAAAGCTCTAGGACTCGCGTCGAAAGCGCGACTGAAAGAGCTTCTCAAAGGAAGCAAACTTGAAATTCAATGTACTAAGGAAAAAGGTAAATTTGGCAGAGTTTTGGGTATTGTCTGGGCGACTGATAAAGCGGGCAATCGCATTGACTGTAATACTCAGCTTTGTATTGAAGGGCATGCTCGCCCTTATCACGGCGGCAAAAAACAGGCGTGGGTCTGATGCCGCTGAAGAAAGGATCGGGGAAGAAGACAGTGAGCAAGAACATCAAGACTCTAAGGAGTGAGGGATACAAGTCGAAGCAAGCAATCGCGATAGCTCTGGCAACATCAAGGCGCAAGCGCAAGAAGTAGGAGAATAGAAGTTGGCTCGTGGGACTTACGTCCTCGCGGTGGATTGGAACAACGACGGGGACTTCAGCGACAGCGGTGAAGACATCACAGCGCGCACTCTGAATGTCGAGTGGAGACGCGGGAACGATTACGCGTCTCAGCTAGTCGGGAAAGTCGTCGCTGGAACTCTTGTCGCAGAACTCAACAACGAGTCAGGTGATTATTCAACGTTCAACACGTCGTCAGCACTGACGGGCAATCTATTGCCGGGACGCAAGGTCAAGCTCACAGGCAACGACGGATCGACGACGCGAACTCTCTGGACGGGGTTTCTCGACAGCATCGAACCACAGCCGTCAGCGACAGGTGCAAATACTGCAAGACTGCGAGCAATCGGCCCGCTCGGTTATCTGAACAAGTTCGAAGTCTCGACGACGATGTTTGCGAGTAAGAAAGCAGGCGAGCTTATCGGTGAAATCTTAGACGTTGCTGGATGGTCTGACGACGACAGAGACATCGATGATGGGATCGTCGAATTTCCCCGCTTCTGGTGCGAACGGACAAAGACGTTGAAAGCACTGCGACTTGTCGAAGAAACAGAGACAGGCTTGCTTGAAGAAAGCGCGGCAGGGAAAATCGTCTATCGCGACAGACACGCTCGCAGTACGGATACCCTCTCTACGACCTCACAAGCGACGTACAGCGACGCAGGCGGGGCTTCCCTAGCTTACAGTGCTGTGACCCAAGTCGACCCCCTTAAATTCATTTACAACGAGCTTAGAGCGAAAATTCAACTTCATTCGGGAGCGTGGATTCTCGACAGTGCATCGCTTGGAGTCCAGACAGAACTCGCTGAAGATCCGTCAGTGTTGTGGACGCATCCAGAGGTGGGAAGCAATTCGCCCTCAATCGCGGCGGGCGAGACAAAGACGTTTACTGCGCAGTACCCGCAGAGCGGATCAGCGAATACGGCCCGTGCCGTAGACTTCTGGCAGAATCTCACAGCGTCGACAGACTATCTCGCGAACGACAGCGCAGATGGCACAGGCACGAATCGAACGTCAAGCATCACTGTCACTCTTACGAAGCGGGCGCAGTCGATGGACATCGCTCTGGCTAACGGTCATTCTGGTGCGGTCTACATCACGAAACTACAAGCGCAGGGCAATGCAGTCAGTGCGAAGAACGACTTCGAAGTCAGCGCGACAGACAGCACAAGTCAGACGACATTCGGGAAAAGGACTTACCCGCATCCAGGCAAGTTCGTGCCTGATGCAAACGAAGCGCAGAACTGGGCGGATTTTCACGTTGCCGCTTGGAAAGATCCCGTTCCTTTATTAAAATTAACGCTGGTAGGCAATCGCTCGACGGGAACGCTTACTGACGTTATGAGTCGCGAGATAAGCGACTTGGTCACAGTGACCGCAACAGGAGACGCAGGATTGGGGATCGACGAAGACTTCTTCGTTGAAGCAGTACATCATCAGGTGGACAGCCGATTGAATCATCGAGCGACATTCACGCTGTCGCAGGCGAGCGGATATGCGGGGTTCTTCGTCGTGGGAACTTCGTCACTAGGCAACAGCACACGATTGGCATACTAGGAGGAACGAATGGCTTGGACGACACCACGGACTTGGGTCACTGGCGAGGTGGTCACGGCGGCTTTATTAAACGCGCAGATTAAGGCCAATATGGATCTAAGCGCACCAGCCAAGTTGACCACGGCTGGGGACATGCTCTACGCGACTGGTGCAAACGCTACGGCGAGACTGGCAAAAGGCACCAACGGCAACATCTTGCATCAGGCCAGTTGTGCGCCAGCCTGGACTGCTACACCCAGCATTACAGACCTGACCCTCAGTGGAGCGTTAGACGTTAACGGCACGATTGATTACGACGGGACTGATGTTGATATGCTCTCCAGCGGTGATATCGACTTAGTGTCCAGTGCCAACGCCGCCGCCGCCATCTACATCGCGCAGTCCACAGGTACAAGTGGCACGATTAAGATTCACGCCGACACTGGAACGTCCGTCACAGAGGGTGCGGAGTCCATCAATATCTTGTCGGATGTTGGGGGCGTTGGGATTCGCAGTACAGCCAACCTAGCCAATGCCATCAATCTAACCGCTGACGGCGGCACGACTAGCACGATCCAGATTTACAACGACACTGGAACTGCGGTCAATGAAGGCGTGGCATCCGTCCAGTTGCTATCAGATGTCGGCGGCATTGGCATCAAGTCGGGCTTGGACGCCGCTGGCGCAATCCGCTTGACCGCCGATGCTGGCACTTCTGAAACCATCATCATCCATTCCGACCTGGGAAGTGGTGCCGCCTCAATCTGCCTGACTAGCGATGCTGGGGGCATTACGCTGACCCCTAGTTCTGCGGTCACTGTAAGTGGTGCGCTCACAGTGGGTGTCGATGATACAGGCCATGATGTGACCTTCTTCGGTGCTGCCGCTGGTGCATATATGCTCTACGACCAGTCATGCAATCTCCTAGATATACGAGGCGCAACTGCGGCAGGGCCAGGCCACTTGAAACTCACGACAGGTGAAACAACCGTTGTTGCCTGTGATGTCTTGGGCAGGATTGACTTCCAAGCCCCATTGGAAGCAGATTGTTCGGCTGATGCCAGGCTAGTAGCGGCAACCATTGCGGCGGTAGCGCAAGGCACGTTCTCCAATACGGTTAACGCAACTGACCTCATCTTCTACACAGGCCATTCAGAAACAGCGGCTGAACGGTTCCGATTCACCAGCCAGAATGAGATAGGAATCGCGGGTGCCAACTACGGCACAGACGGCCAGGTACTGACCTCTGGTGGTGCTGGTGCGGCGGTGGCATGGGAAGATGCTGGTGGCGGTGTTGTTTCTGGCGGCACTGATAACGCCATCCTCCGCGCCAACGGCACAGGCGGGTCAACGTCACAGGGGTCAGCAGTCACCATCGCTGATACGACAGGGACTATAACCCTGCCATCGGGAGGCCAAGTCATCTCAGGGACGGGGGATGAGGACACGCCCGGATTTTCCTTTGTCGGAGATTTGAATACAGGCATGTACAGACCTGCATGTCACGAACTCGCATTTACAACCAACGGTTACACCGGGATGCGCCTGGATGGTTCTGAGTTGCGGGTTGGCGCAGACTTGGGAACGGCTAACACTTACATGGGTACTGGCATTTCTATATGCCAAGCCGGGTGCGATAACGAAATCATATCCCTTAAAAGTTCAGATGTTGGTCATTCGTTTACTGCCTGCACTCAGGCAGATACCTATGGGGCGTTCAAGAAAGCCCATAACTGCAATGGTGGACTACTGGTAGAGGGATGGAATCAAGCAGGCGTCTTTGCTGTCGTAATCCGAGCGAATCAAAATAGTGGATGCGACGGCAAGATTAAACAAGCAAGTGCGGCAATCCGCCTAGACTCACGAAAATCAGACGGCAGTACGAGTGCTGGGCCACTCGACTCTAACCACAACATGGTGGTTATGAGGTGTGAATCATCGACCAAGTTCCTATTTGACAAGGAAGGAGACTTCTTCGCTGGTTGCGGTTGTAGCCTTACGCAGATAACCGATAATTACAATGACACTGAGATGATTCGTGCGCTGGACATCACTAAGTCGAAGTTTGGCGCGAAAGGACTGGTGGATTGCCGCTGGGACGAGTTCATCACATACAACGAATGTTCGCTGGTGGAACTAGGAATCCTGGGATGCACCCTAGAGAACGGAGGATTGTTAAATGTCACCGCGCTCCAGCGTCTTCACAACGGTGCAATCTGGCAACTACAGACACAGATTCGGGGCCAGGCCGAAGAATTGACCGCTAGGATTGACGGCTTGGAAACCCAACTCAAGGCTCTCCGAGGAGGATGCCCCTAATGGCAATCACATTCAATACCGATAGGCTTCAGGGTCTTGAGGGTACGACCATTGCAGGGGTCTATGCTCGTATCCAGACCGTACAGGTGAAGAAGTATGATGCGAGTAGTGACCCCGATACGGCGGTACATTGGCGGTGTCACTACAACGTGGTTCTCCACGCCTCCGCTGTAAAAAGAAACGCCACTGGTGAATACCCTGAGTGGGGCAACCGCCTGAACAGCCGTGAAATCGAACACTTCACTTGCACCTACGACCCGACCAGCAACAGCAACCCATACGCTCAGGCGTATGCCGACTTGAAGACCAAACTCGCCGCTGGTGGTAGCCCAATCGCATCCAGCATCGCAGACGCATAGGAGGAGTATGGCTAATACAGGAACGGAACACGCACTCATGGTTGTCAATAAACACCTGATGAACGCCGCGATGGAACTCGGTGGCGACCTCGACACCGTGTCCAAACAACAGGCTTTTGCTGAGAACATCGTCCGTGGCTTGAAGAACCCTGATATGTCGATGAATGGGGGCGAGGTCACGATGGAGAGAGTACAGGTCATGGAGACTGGAGAGATTCGCTTGCTCCCGCCAACGCCTGCTCCCATCACTGAGACTTGCGTACAGGCACCAGAGAAGAACGGCAAGAAAGACTCCAAGGAACTGGTCAATGCAAGCTAGTCAGCAAGTCTACGAGGACACACAAGTCCAATCGCCTCAACCGATATGGCCCCAGGAACCGCTTCCTGTAGGGGTACATAACATCGAGTTCAGTTGGGATAGGTTCTGCCGCCATGATGGTGGGTATATGAGGGTCATATTCCGTGACCTTGCTGATGACCCAGACGCGAAAGTGAGGCATCCGTACCACGGGTATGTCAAAGATGGCAAGCAGTACGGTGGATGGGTTCATCCTTATACATGGTGGTTCAAGGAGTATCTAGGTAAGGCCCAGATATTAGGAACCAACAATGAGAAGGGTCGCCTTTATCTAAGGGCGATGGCCCAGATTGATGACGAGACACTCACTACATGGCGCGACCTTCTTGCACCTCGCCATGAGGAAGTCGAGGGGGTCAGGCGTGAGAAGACCCACAACCGCCTCTGCTACCGCAGGGCCACCGAGGAGTGGCGGCTCCGCGACGAGCGTAAGGATTGGAATGACCCTAACGCGCTGGTGTTCACCAAGAGTTACGTCGGCGACTTGAACTCTGAGTGGCACAAGAACGATTCAGTGGCCCACATCTATCACAACGGTTACGCCATCATCGACAAGAACGATGTGGCCCATCTCTACGATACGGAGTTGTAACGTGTGGCGGAGCAACCTGATGTAACTGAACAACTAATACAGGCCAGGGTCGAGATTGAACGCCTGAAGGGAAAGAGCGCAACCACTCTCTCAGGCACCGAATTTCTCACTCTACTTTTTATGATGCCAATCATCATAAGTTTCGTGCTGATGGGGACGGTGATTATCTGGAGGACGACGAGCAACCCTGCCGAAGTGGCCCCCCATCTCGATTTGGTCTTGGTGGCTATGGGATTGTTCAGTGGGCCGGTGACTGCGTTCATCGCGACCCTTGCCCAGCGACTAGTAAATGATGGAAAGAAAGGGGGAAGTGAAGATTAACGACTGGAGGATAGGACGATGCAAGTATTAGCGATTGGTGGTGGCGTTCAGTCTATCCAGAATTGGATAGTCTCACTGGGGGTTCCAGAGGGGGCAGCCTTCTGGTTGACCGCAATGGTTTGCGTCGCAAGCGCGTCGCTAGTCACCGTTGGGCTGATGGTACTCATGTGGAAGTACCGCAAGGCACTTGTCCGTGACCGTGAAATCAAACTTGATAGGTTCACGGCACCGGGTATCCCTGGTATCGCTCTACTCAATGCGCTCCGAATCCCCACGCCCAAGTTTTCCTTTGACCTGAGTGGAATGAAGGGTGTCGGAACGGCACTGGGCATCGTGGGTGTCGCGTTTGTCGTGGCGTTCACATTCGTCATTGCCTCTACAGACGATACCCCGGTCTGGCCTGAAGCTGGTGCCGCTTACGCTCTGCCAAACGTTCATGGTGTGAGTCTGGAACCAGACCCTGAGAATCCAGCCGATGCTAACCAAACCCTTCAAATCAACCTAGCCTCTGGAGTCCGTTTAACCACGCTAACTCTGAACAATCTGGACTTGGGGAAGGCAGGGCTAACGGACTGTGTGACCATCCAAAGAACGACCAACACCACTGGATGGCTGTATGTGGATAGCTGGGTGATGACCGGTGTCAGCGCACCATCTTTGGATTTTGCCAACGTAGAGACAGGCAGTTTAAGCCTGGCTGCACAGACCGATGGTCATGCAATGGACGCTACCATCGACTCAACTATCAGTGAAATCAATATCGAAAGTTCTCGTGGGGCGGGTCAGTATATCGCTGAGAACAGCGTAGTTGACCGTGTAATCATCCAGATGGGGGGAGATGCCATCATAGGCACGCTGATTATGACCGATGTGGACTGTTCAGTGGGTGGCTGGAATGTAGATTACGTCAAGGCCGGGTCCATCACGATGGACAATACCTCGCAATTCGGTGACGGCGATGGCATCAATACGGCCGATTACACCATGAACAGCACTGTAAAAGCCCGAATTATCACGGATAACCTCGTCGATACCCCGATAACCGTGAAGTGATGATTAGACGCAGGCCAAACAAGCTATGGCAGTGGGTCAAGTGCCAGATGGGATGGCACCAGCTTGTGCTATGCGGCTGCGCTACCACGCTGATGTGCATCTGGTGTCTAGCAAGTGAACGCAATGCGGGAGATTAGGGAGCTAACCGAGCAGTTCCACAAGTTTCTGAATAACGATTTCAGGCATCTGGTGGTGGAGGTTGCCTACGTGAAAGGGCAGCTCAAGATCGTTCTGATGTTGATGGGTATAATCACCGTTGCGGTGGTAGGGTTGGCTGTCCAAGAGGTATTGAAATGATAGGAAAGATAAGACCCCAGATCTTCATGGCCCTGTTCATGCTCTCGCTGATCACGGGGTATGCGATCAATGCAGGGATGGTCGAGATAGCCACAGGCAC